CTTTACTAATATGTGTAGTATTAAATCCTTTACGGAATTTACGTATATGTCCTTTTTTCATAGGTTCATTAACAAACATTCCGGGTATATTTTCTTCACCAAAATCGTTAATAACAATAAGTGCGGCCTCACCTATAGCATTATTTTCTACACTAAAGTAAATATTTTGCCCGTCAGAATTACACACTTCTTTAATATAAACACAAATATCTTTCATAATTCTAACTTGTGTAGGTATAGGCGTTGTATTATGTCGCCACTCGCCTACTTGTTTATATGTAGGTAATTCAATTACTTGGATAGCTCCATAATCACCACCAGTACCCATCGCGGGATCTAAAGCAACAACATACGTTTTATCTCCACTTGGTTTACTATACCAACGAGTTTGTCCCATATTAAGTACAGGATCTGTTCCTTCTAATGTAGATAATTTAATTGCATTAATTAATGTTTCATCATAAACTAAAAATTCGCAACCATACTCACGTCTAAATCTTTCTTCACCAATACGTCCAACTTCAGCTTTTGCCCAGTTGTCATCTCTATCAGGATGTTCATCCCAATTAGCTGTAAATCCGTGAAAGCCATTAATACCTACTTCTCGTTCAAGCCCATTTTCGTCAAATTTGTTTTGTGATTCTTTCCATATAATTGCAAATGTATCTTCGTCTGAGTTTGGTGTTGAAGTAATAATTGCACGACCACCTGTTGCTAGTGTTGGTGACATAGAAGTCCAGAATTCATCTGCAATACTAGGATTAACAAATGCAAACTCATCACAGTATAGTAAAGATATAGACATACCTCTACCAGTATTACCTGTAGTAGTAGCACTTACTAATCTACTACCGTTTTCAAATTCCATTGAACCTTTATTATAGTTCGTAACACCTGCACGGATAAAGTCTGGACATAGTTCATATCCATAACGAATACGTTGCATAATTTCTTGAGCACCAGCAAATTTATGTGCGGCAATTAATATTGTTTGATCGGGATGAAACATAGCATACCATAAAAGATATGCAGAAGCACAAGTTGTCTTACCACTTTGGCGTGGTAGCATATTAACATTAAACCTATGATCATGATAAGCATCCATAAGTTTCTTTTGATAGTCGTATGGTTTAAATAACATTTTACCGTCAACAGGATGTTGTATATTATAAAAGTTATTTGCAAAATAAAGATACCCAGTATCTTCATCCATACATTTTGTAATGTGTTCTATTTCTTTCTCACCAAATTTTTCTCGTTGGTGAGCTTTCTTAGTTAGAACTCCGTCTAAACTTTTTATGCTCATGGTAATGTATTTATTGGCAAAAATAGGACCCGAAAGTCCTATTTGAGTTTACAATATGGGAGGAAATATTGTTTTTTATTATAATTATGTTAGTGTTATGCCGGTTACGACTGCCGCAGTAGTACCTGTAACATCAATGTTGTTTGGACCAACTGTTGTTCCTAAGCCACGTATTCTTGTTTGAATATCAGTAGCTGATAATGCCGCATCTGCAACTATGTAAATAATTCCAGTATTAGCATCAACTAATTGATACATTAAAGGACTAACTTCTTTAATAACCATTTCGCCAGCTTCATCAACAGCATCATCTTCTGCTCTTAAATCAATTGCTGTACCGCCAACATTTTTTACAGTTACTAAAAATCCTTTAGCATTATGTTGATATAAAGTACCAACTGTTACGCCTAAGCCGTTAACTCTTGTTACGCCTGCCATTACTTATCTCCACTCATTTTTTCTTTTAAAGAAGACGCTAATTCGTTTTTAAGTGATGTTTCTAAACGAGTTAGTTCTGCTCTAATTGACATTGGGTTATCGCCTGGTGCCGCAATTGGATGTGCTTTCTTAGGCCCATTCAATCCACCGGATAAATCTTTCGTCATAAGTTTTGTGTCTGCATATTTTTCGTCTGGTTGATTAGCATAGTCAGTGCGTTCTTTTTCTGCATCGCCATCATCGCCATCATCGCCGTCGCCAATGCCGCCTAATTTTATAATGTCCATACCTTTTTCATCATCGGATGGACCGGCATCTGGTGCACCACATGGTGAATCACCTGGAGGTGGTCCCATATCTGGTGGTCCCATATCTATTGGACCATGATCGTCATGACCATCACCCTTGTCAACAATGTCCCTAAACTTATCTATGTCAGTTCTCATTGGACCTGGGTTTAACATATCTGGTCCGACTGGTTCAGCTTTTTCTAAACCTGCGTCTTTCATCATTCTTAAAAGTTTTCCGACGTCGTCCGCAGTTTCGCCTGACATCGAAATATTCATTGACGCTTGTTCATTCATATCATCAATTTTTTTGTAAATGTCTTTTAACTTCATTTTTTGCTCCCTACAGGACTAGTTTTACTTGGTTCGCCCATATCATGTTTTTGTTCTGTATCACTTATACCATCTGGAACTTGTTTATTTTCTCGTTCAGCACGAGTTTTTTCTAGTTCCTTTAACAAATCCATAGTTCTATTTCCAGCTACTTTACTTTGTGCGTTTGCTTCTGCATCAGTTAAGTCAGTACCTAAGTTAGCAGTATAAACTGCATTCGGCTTTCGCTCGCCAGCCATTCCGCCATCATCTTGATATTGTTCTTGAGGTGCACTTGGATCTCTTACTATAATATGAGATTCATCAATTTGGCAATTCATTGCAATATATTGTTGTAGTACTTGTGGTGTAGTTGGGTAACCTAGTTCAACGTCATAGTAGTGAACATGAACGTTTTGTAATTGTGGAAAATCTAAAGGTCGTTCAGTAATAGGAGTACGCTTTCCAGCACTCATATTTTCAACCTTAAACTTATGCAATATGCTTTCTAAGTGGTCAGCATAGCCTTCTGGCAAATCGCCTGCTACGCCTACTTTAAAAGCATACGTTTTTTTTGCTTCGTTTAGATGTTCAACAAATGTTTTACTCATGACTTTGTTTTCCCGTTATATTGTTATTTATCTATCTTCTTTAGTTTTTCTATAAGACTATTGCGGTCTGTTATAACATATCCTTCACCATTCACTAAAGTTTCACTATCAATAGACCCATCTTTGTCCATTTTTTCTTTTTTTAGCTGTAATTCAACCATTTTTAGCTTCTTATCTAGCTTAACATTCTTAGCATCAAGGCTAGTTTTAAGCATTTGACCTGCTACTTCAAATACACGACCTGAGTATCGTGATTCAACATTCATACCTAAATCCATTAAATCTTCATATGCTGACATGGCTTTATCGGCAACATCATTAAGTTCAGTATCTGCTAATTCTCCTAAACCTTTTACTTGTGGTAAAGCGGCTGTAATTTTGTCAAATTCTGCAATTTCGCGGAACGTTTCTTTTTGTTCCAGCTTTGCATCAGCTTTTGCTTTCTTTTTATCTTGATCTATAATCTCTTTAGATTCAGGTAAATTTAATAGTTCTTCTAATTTCTTTGTCATCTTTTTCCTTGGTAATCGGCAATTGCTGATCTAATCGCATCTTCGGCTAAAACTGAACAATGAATTTTAACTGGAGGCAATGCCAATTCCTCAACTATTTCTGTATTTTTTATTTCTTTTGCCTGTTCTAAAGTTTTACCTTTTACCCATTCAGTTACTAAACTTGAACTTGCAATAGCACTACCGCACCCATAAGTTTTAAATTTAGCATCGTCAATAACTCCATCTTTAACTTTAATTTGTAGCTTCATAACATCACCACAAGCAGGAGCTCCAACCATTCCGGTTCCTACTGCTGGGTCAGTCATATCCATTTTACCCACGTTACGTGGATTTTCGTAATGGTCTAATACTTTTTCACTATATGCCATTTTTAATCTCTATTGTTTAACTACGTATATTTATAGTTATTTGCGTTTGACTTTTGGCTTATGGAAGATGTCGTTTTCATTAATAACTCGGAAATATATTTTACGTCGTTTAGCCCAATGCCTGGCGGCTTCCCACTTGGCCATGTTTCTAACATATTGAGCTTGTCTGTATTTGTTACGCCCAACACTTTCTTTTTTCATTTGGTTTTCGGGTTTAACTTCTATAAGTTCAACATGACCTTTGCCTTTAGCATCAGTATATTGAATCATAAAGTCAGGAACGTAAACAGTGAGTTTTCCTGTTAAAGGATCTTTGTATGGAATTTTAACTGACTCACTTGCCCATCTAGCCACAGAAGGACTTTCGTCGCAGAAACGCATAAAAGCAAATTCCCAACTTGATCTATATAAAGGAGTTTTTCTACCTAGGTACTTGTCAGCATTTTTAAGACTAAAACGGCCTTGTGCAAACTTTGCCATAGTTATACCAATACGTTGCGTGTCTCTAATTTATCAGTAGATGTATCTATTTTGTATCCTAGTGTACTAATTTTTGATCTATTATAATTTAATACTTCTGTTACTATTGAACTTAATTGTAATGAGTCTAAACCTTTAAGTGTATCTATAAGTTCAAATACATTAACATCGTCTAGTCTTGCTTGTTGCATTAAGACTGTACCGATAGTCTGAGCACTAACTTTATCGAATCCTCTGTTTTCAAAGAAGCCAATAACTGCATCAACTTGGTTACTTGGATAACTAATTGAGGATGTAAAATATCTACTTAAAAATTGTTTTACTTCATCTGCCGAATCTTTATTTTCCCAACGAGGTAAGTTAATAGGTTGTGGACTTGGTGTTACTACTTGTCCAGATAATTGTTCTGTTGCCATTTTATACTCCTATACTAATGTTCGGATTATTTTGTACTGTTTGTTGTGCATTATCTAATTCTAAATTTCTAAAACTATCTTTGGCCGCATTAGATAAATTATTATATGCTGAGCTAACTTGATCAGCTATTGCACTTCCACCTTGTTCTAAATGTACTTTTAAGAAACTTCCTGCTTTAGCTAATTCATCTAGCTTACCAGGATTATTAGCTAATGAAGTTATTGTATCAAATGCTGATCCAGTTGATACATTTCTTATAAATGATGATGCCGTAGCTACTCCTGAAACTGTGGCTACAGCCGTTGAAAGGGCACTACCTGTTCCTGACCCTTTCGGAAATAATGTATTAGCAACTCCACCGACAGCCGTATTATTTACAGAGCCAAGAGCACCTTTTAGAATATTAAATCCTTCTTGTCGTAGTCCTTCTTGTGATAAACTTTTTGCATTTTTAAAAACATTGGCTCCTTTTAATACTGTACCAAGGAACCCTCCAAGGCTACCTGTTGCTTTTCCACTTGTAATGTCACCTAATACATCTAATCCACCTGAAGCAACTCCACCGATACCAAATAAACTTGCTATTCCTCCACCTTCAAGTGTTAGTGGACTTGGCATTGTATCATAGTGTCCTGATGGAGTACCAAACATTTTAGGAGCAGTACCTTGTTCTACTGGTCCACGTGCATACCATACAGTTTCATATTGAATTGTCATTTGATTTGATACAACACCACTATCACTGTTATCCATAGTATCATGTTGCCAACTTGAAATTATAGGATTAACTAATGTAAAAGATGTATATCTTCGTCTTGACATTTGAAAAATTTGAATACTATTAAAAAAGTTTTGGTACTGATCATTGTCCATACCAAATCTTTTTGAATTGACGTGTGGAGGACCATATGTATTTGCTCGCTCATATGCTCCTACTCCGCCCTTAATACCTTTTGAATCTGACGAAGGTGCACCTGCACCATCTATTGTTGAATACGTTCCATCTCTAAAATAATATCGATAATACGCTTCCCACATAGCAGTTGTTACGCCATAGTTGTCATCATGAAATGTAATGTTAATAGGATCGTAGTCTAGTCTTGTTTGTAAATTACGTTTTTTATTATATTGATGTTTTAAAGTAGTGCTTATATTATACTTAGGTAAATCAACAGATTTTACAAGCATATTAAGTTCATGTGTTTTTAATTGAGGTATTACTTTTACTGCATCTGCATTTAATGTAAAAGCTACGTGATATAAAAATTTATGTTTAGGAGCTAGACGAAAATCGTCATTAGTATATAAGGCTCTGCCGTGTTGCCAATCACCAAGGTTACCTTTAGGATTTAATGCTCCTTGTAGTAAGTTATCTAGGAATCCTCTGAATATACTTTTCATACTAGTATTTAGCTATTAAAATAAGTGGGTATTTTAAAAGAAAAAAGGAGCCTAAAAAGACTCCTTTTAACTCGGAAATATTATAGTTTAAGTATTGTTACTGAGCGCCGCCGCCGGTAATAGCAGTATTAATTGTTCTACCGATTGCTGTACCAATACCTGTACCTTGTGGTGTTTGTATCGCGTTATCGTATCTAATAGATAAAGCAATAGTCACCGGATCGTTTGTACTATATGCTAATGTGTTGTAGTTTGCACTTTCACAGTAACAACCATAAAGTTCAAATGTTTCAAGCACACCTGCCGCATTCGCACCGTTACCACCGTCTAAAATTTCAATTTTAGTTACGAATTTGTAATCGGAGCCTGATGCCGCACTTGCTTGTTCAAAGAAATCAAATTGTTTCTGTAGTTGCTCACCAACTAATTTTTGTACGTTGTTTGAAACATCTTCACGTAAGTTAAGTGTAATTGGTTCCCAAGTATGTTTCCCTGCTAGGAATACACGTGAGTTATACACGTCAACCGTGATCTGTTCAAAAGACACGTTAGGTCTTGTAACATCAACAACCTGTTTTGTTAACTCAGTTGTTGGTGTTGATCTACCAAAATTTTCCAATGTCACCCTAAAGCGATACTGGAGTTTTGGCATTAACAGCCCTTGATTCGAGGCTGATGCACTTGAATCTAAAGGTACTGTAAGTTTTGATAATGTCGAAATGCTCATTATAATATCTCCCTGTTAGTAGTATTTATCATTCTACAGTCCCGCTATCTCACCAGTGTTTTTAAGCCTTAGTGGAATGTAAATAAATTCTACTGCTTTCACTGGTTCTATGGCAATATCCAAATAAAGCTCATTACGATCAATTCTACTTGGTGTGTTGTTTGACTCATCACACACAACTAAGAAGTCGTAAAGTGCTCTTTGCCCAACTAGTTCAAGTAACAATGTATCTGTTTGTGCCTTAATCTCATCTCGCGTAATTTTATCATTCGGTTCAAAGATATAAGGTTTAGCAAGTTTCTTAAGTTGGCTACGTAAGTAAATTACCAAACGTGCTACGTTAATTCTGTCTAACGCTGAAGCATTTTTGGCTCTTGTTTTTTGTCCGTAGTTTAAAAGTCCTGCGCCTGTTAAGAACGTGATTGGGTTAATGTTATTGCTGTATAATGTATCACGTTGTCCTTCGTTAAGTGCCGTGCTTACAAATTCGCCTTCGCCGTCAATATAACCTGCCGCACTAGCGTTTGTAATTCCACCACGTCTTGTACCTGCTGGTGCAAACCATGGAAACGAAACTTGATCACTTAATGCAAATGTTCTTAATATACCGTGACTTGGTGGAACAACTACGTTGTTACCAGCATTGTCACTTGTGAATAAACTTGGATAAAACACGCCCAAGTATTCGTCACTTGTAACAAGTCCATCGTCATTATCTTCAACTGCTAGAGCTGTATTTTTGCCCCAGTTATTAAGTGTAGTTGCATCTGGTGTTAGTCTAAATGGACTGTCACCAATAATAAATGCACTTAGGCTTCTATCATAATTTAATGTAACCATTTCACCAATTAGTTCTGGATATCCAGGACAAGACATTAAGTTAAACAATCTTGATTCATCATCTCTAATTTTTTGATTGCTGTTTACTAATGCTTGTAATGATTGTACAACAACTTTACGTTGAGCTTTACGTCCAAAGCTACCTGCACCATTTGGTTGGTTAGCTGATTCAGTAACCCAACGGTGTGCATAGTAGGCGTCTTGTGATTCGTCGCCAAATCTAATATTGTCAGTTGCTGTGTTTACATAGTTACGAACAAATTTCTTAACATTAAATCCGCTTCTACGTAGATTGTAAAGCAACATACCTTTTGGATATAGTGCTGGATCTGGAGCGTCAGTATCAAGATAGTTACTTACTAATAGTGCCGCAATAGTTCCTGCTTCATCTGAATTTGCACCTGCTGTATTGTAACGTGCATCTGCAAATAAAATACCGTCTTCAGTTGTCTGATCGCCGCCATCAATAAGTACCCATTTGTCAGTAGCTCCATTATATTTGTAAATTTTAGGATAGTTTTCAACATCTGCTGTTGAAATCCAAATGTCACCGTTTTTAAGTGCAGTTCCATCTGATTGTTTAGTTGGTTCTGTTGCTGAAACAATTGGTCCTGCTATGTCAGTTTTATCTGAATCAACTACCGAATAAAACGGACTAGTAGCATCTTGGTATCCTACCCAAGTAGTACCATTATGTACCATTATG